TCCGATCTCGTGACTCAGCGTCGAGTGTGTCTGCAAATCTAACACACTCGAAGGCAGCGTTTTTCACTACGCTGCTGAGCTACGCTAATAAAGTTGTGACTAAGAAAAAACCCTGGCTATACCAGGTAAAAATTTCGTCATCAAAATTAATACGGCATAGCTCAGGGACACAAATACTGCCCCCCGTGTCAGCCACCGACACGTGGATTTTGTTTTTCCAGCTGGAGAATCGTATAACTCCACATTTTTTCTGGGGTGTCTGTCCCCATGAGTCCTAATCCTAGGCGGTAATAGGCTCTGATTCCTGCGGCACTATCCATGCTACAGGTGCGCCAGTGAATAAACCTAAGTTAAAGTCTTCACCGACTGAAACGAAACTGTGAACTAAAGGGGAATCGTTAGTTAATGATTCCCAAGCTGTGGACAGCTTATGATAATGGGTGAAAGTAGAATTTACTGTCCCTGTCACATTTGCCTTTTTAGCTGGAACGAATCGAGTTGTTGCATAAAATGGTAACTCGACCTCCACTACTGGGTTGTGTTGAGTACTAGTTGCTGTAGCACCCTCCCAGGTGTGGGGGATCAGTATCTCTGCCTGGCGCACACGTCCAGACACAGTTCCTGAACTTTGTGTGATTAAGGCAGTTTCCTGCTGCTCGTAACCTCCTGTAGGTGAAGCATCTCGGGTGACCATCATAAATGAGTCTCCGAAAGCCGCTCCGCCTGTTCGGAAGTATTTCCATCTTAATCCACCACGCCTACACGTGAATGCAGGTGTGATGTAATTAAGTAATGTCATCTTACAATAATTGTAAGGTGTTCCAATCTCGGGGACAATCGTTTCGTGAACTGCCCCAGGCGCATAACCACGATAGTATGGATAATTACTGTTACGTACAGTTAACATACTCGTAGTTGATGAAGCTGGCGTGATGGCCGAATGGTAATTATAGCGTTTCAAACATTGTCGAAACGATGTTACTGGATCTCCAATATACACACAAGAGGTGTGATCTTGGTCAGATAATGTTGGTGCCATCGTTAAAGATGGTGTTTCCTTCATCGGTTCATCTTCACGCCTTGTAAGATCTGAGTCTGGTTGATTCATTACTTGGTTACTGGTTTCTGCCATTTGAGGAGAGAAAATCTCTCCTAATTGTGGTTCAAACCAAACCAAATCTTCAATATCCCTAGAATCAGGATTATACACTTCAAAGTCATCTCCAGCACTTATGAATACATTTACTTCAATGTCGTTATTGACAGTGGAATTAGGTACAGTCAAATCATTCACCACGTACACCGAAATGATGCCATTAGCATTAAAACCTGGATCAGCTCCTAAAGCTGAGGTCCCATACGGAATAGTACCAGTAATCGGAGAACGATGATTGAGTAGACTTCTATCTTGACCCCAACCTATCTCGACAGTAAAATCTCGTTCTTTTGCAAGATCGATAATATATGTATAATTTGTGTTGTATTCATTAGTAAGAGGATACGAAGGATCATAAGTGATCTTTAAACGTCCTTTATGAAAGGAAGAAGCAACGATTTGAAATCGAAACTTCATAGTACCTCTCCACGAACGAAATGGAAGAGTAGCGAAACAACAAGCGGGCATATGAAGCTCGGTAGTAGTTCCGTTTATCTCATTCCATAACACTGGTGATACTTCTGCATTCCACAAAAGTGTTTCTGCGGAATCCGATACAGCCCAACCAAATTGTGTAAGGAAAGATTCTCGTTGAGCAATAGATCTGATTGTCATCTCATCTGTTGATCCGAGACCCATCACACGTGGATCGACTGTTAATTCTTGTTTGGCATCTAGCGTAAGTTTCTGTGACGTATCTGGTACATTGGTGTTAGCCATGTTACCCAAATATGTCGGCTTATACGGTTGTATATCCGCTAATGTTATCGGTCTAGAATAACCAAACATAGAAGCTATACCTGATACTGTATTTGCTGCCATTTGTGTGGCTAACGCATACATACCTATACCAGGTACTTTGCTTAAAGCGCCTGCAGCCTTGGCAACAATGCCTGCTGGACGCGAAATTGGACCCGTACCATATTCATCAGTAGCTTGAGGAGTAAATATTTCTCCCATCTGCGGCGCAAGAGCTCCAGGCTCATTCGCTGTAGGAATGGAAAGAGATACTTCCTCGGCCCAAGCAAATACCGATACAGTGACTTGATCAGATGCTCCATTAGCATGCTTCAAGTTCTGCATACCATGAATCTTGATCTCACCCATACTTCTCCAATCTTGTTTAGGAATACTCAACGCATTCTTATACCAAACAAATGGTAAAGTAAGGGTTCCACCTTGACTAGTGGTAGGGTCTAAGTACACATGTGGACGCTGACTAGCAGCTACAACGTCTTCGATGAAAAATGCACGATCTTGTGTAAAATCATCTAAAGTAGCTAATGGTGTGTAAGAAGCGATTGCTCGCCCATAATGGAAACCATTTCCATTTAAAACCATTCTCACTTTCAATTTACAGCGTAAAAGGTTAAAATTCGTAATACGATTCAATACCCTGGTGTTTTCAAAGAAATCCTGCCAGGGATTGAAAGTTTCAAACAAATTTGTACCTGTTGCCCAATTGTATGACCGAATTTTCACAGGACGCGAGAAAAAGTTCTCTAACAAGGCATCATCTGTATCCGCCGTTTTAAAGGTCGGATCTGGCATACTGTCAACGGTATAATCCCATTGTGGAGTCTGATCAGAAAATCTTACGTTCTGATACTGTGTCTCCAAACTTTCCTCGTTTATTGTTATATTAAATCTTTTTGTGTTATTCATACTGGTAGCAAGTCATCATTAACGCTAATGTGGGCGACTCAACCCACACAGCGTGTGTCAATCTTGCGTGTGGCGAACACTCCCCTCAACAGGGGTACTTTACGAGGAAAGTGCCTTGCTCTGCAAGCCTACATCGTCTCCGAACGATCAACAAATTGGAGACGTGTGGTCATCCAATACAGAGCACCCCCTTTTGGTTCTAATAGACGTGGTGGGTTACGCCCAGAGGGATGCATTTAACGTCTGCCCAAGACGGAGTGCACTTAGTCGTACTTCAATTTCCAGACTTTCAATCTGTCATCATAGGGTTCATGAATGACAGTGCAGCCATGGGAAATATCAGCACGCTCAGCAATCTCCTTCATCTGCTCACGCCTCCTTTCATAATGATCACGTCCATAAGCAAACCACTCGCGCAAAGCTCCATCAATGTTTTGCATTGCTTGTTGCTCACGAGTAATAGCTTTGGACTTAAGCACGGCATGTAAGCTCTTGAAGATCGAGTCTTCATCTAGAGCTCCCATGATCATACCAGTATCTTCTGAATACTTATTGGCACGTTTGAGCAGATCTGCCTCTTCATCGATCATATACGGAGTCGGCTCGGACTCCTTGTCAGGCATGGTGAACTTCATGTCACGCTCTTCCAGGAACTTCGCCACAGTAATGTGGTTACATTCAGGGAAAAGTTCGTGAACA